GGTAATTCGAACCCCGATCTCTCGCTAGTGGCTGGCATCGGGATAGGTTGTCAGCCCGGTTGTCATTCTTCGGATTAGGTTGCATGGCAGCGCAGATCGTCACGGAAGCGGAACTGTCGCGGGAAATTGGCAAGTCGCGCCAGGCCATCGCGAAGGCGCGCAAAGCGGGCAGGCTCACGCCGTTGCCCGACGGTCGGTACGACCTGGCCGTTGCGAAGATACAGTGGGAGGAAAACCGTCAGCGCCGTCCAGCGCGCCCGACGGTCGAGGCCGGATCGGAGTTGGCCGACGAAACCTCGCCGAGCGGCTCTGGCTCGGACTACTGGGCGCACAAGACCCGGCGCGAGGCGGCCGAGGCGCAGCTGGCTGAACTCAAGCTGGCAGAGATGGCTGGCACCCTGGTGCTGCGCGAGAACGTCAACCGTACGAGCTTTCTCGCCGCGCGGGTGATGCGTGACCAGATGTTGGCGATTGCGCCGCGCCTGGCGGCGACGCTGGCCACCGTCAATGATCCGCAGCTGATCGAGATCCGCATCGGCGAAGAGGTGCGCGTGGCTCTGGCGGGGTTCGCGCAGGTGCTGCGCTCGGGCGGGCTGCCGGATGTGAGCGATGGGCAACCTGGCTGACGGCCTTCTCCAGATGGGACTGGCCTGCGTGCAGGCGCAGCTCGAGGCGATGGCCGCGGGCGTGGATCCAGACGAGTCGCTGACCGTCGATGCGTGGGCCGAGCGGCACATGGTCATCCCGAAGTCGGCCGGGGCTGCCGAGCCGGGCCCGTACCGGGTCGAGCGCACGCCCTACGCCCGAGGCGTCATGCGCGCGCTGTCGTCCGACGATCCATGCCGCCAGGTGGTGGTGGTCGGGGCCTCGCAGATGCTCAAGACGCAAGTCGCATTGAACTGGATCGGCTCGTGTATCCACCAGGCTCCGTCGAACATCCTCGTACTGCTGCCGTCGCTGGGACTGGCCAAGCGCACGTCGGCGCGCATCAGCAAGGCGATCGAGTCAGTGCCGGTGCTCGCCGAGCGCGTGGCCAAGCCGCGATCGCGTGACTCGTCGAACACAATCGACACGAAGGAATTCGACGGCGGGACGATGTACATCACGACCGCCGGGTCGGCAGCGAACCTCTCGGAGATCTCGGCGCGCTACCTCTACGGCGATGAGATCGACCGCTGGGAGTCGGACGTCGGCTCCGAGGGCGACCCGGTCGAACTCGCGAACAAGCGGCTGACGACCTTCTCGCACTCGAGCAAGGCGTACTTCACGTCGAGCCCGACCGAAGAGGGCGGCTCGCGCGTTGAGGCGTTGTACGAAAAGTCGTCGAAGCGGCGCTATTTCGTGCCGTGCCCGCACTGCCAGACGATGCACACGCTCGAGTGGGAGAACGTGCGCTGGGCCGAGGACCTGTCGCGGGCCTGGATGGTGTGCCAGGCGTGCGGCTGCGAGATCGAGGAGGCGGACAAGGAGGGCATGCTCGCCGCCGGCGAGTGGCGCGCGGGGGCCGCCGGCGACGGGCGCACCGAAGGGTTTCAGATCAGCGCGCTCTACATGCCGCTCGGCTGGACGTCGTGGCTGGATCTCGCGCGCGAGCGGGTCGTCGCCGAGGACCTGCTCAAGACGGGCGACGACAGCGAGATCAAGGTATTCGAGAACACGCGGCTCGCCCGCTCGTACAAGCGCAGCGGCGAGAAGCTCGACCACGAGCGGATCAAGGATCGTGCCGGCGACTATGAGCTGCTGAAAGTTCCCGCCGGCGGGCTGCTGCTGACGATGGCCGTCGACGTACAGGCCGACCGGATCGAGTACCAGGTCGTTGCGTGGGGCCGCGGCGAGGAGTCGTGGCTGGTCGACTTCGATCGGATCTACGGCGACCCTGGGCAGGAGTTGGTTTGGGAGCGGCTTGACGAAGTTCGCGCGCGGACGATCGCCCATGTGAGCGGCGCGCAATTGCGTGTCGAGGCTTGCGCGATCGACACCGGCGGGCATCACACGCACCAGGTCTACGCCTACTGCCGCACGCGCGAGCATCAGCGGGTGTTCGCGATCAAGGGCGATCGGGACGTCAAGACGCCGATCAAGGGGCGGGCGCGGATGTTCGACGTCAACCTCCGAGGCAAGGTGCTTAAGCACGGCGTGCGGCTGTGGTTCGTCGGCGTGCATGTGGCGAAGGACCTGCTCGCCGGGCGGTTCAAGCTCGCGCAGCCAGGCCCCGGATATGTCCACCTGCCCAAGAGCCTGCCCGATGACTACTTCGAGCAGCTCACCGCCGAGCAGCGCGTGCGCCAGCGCACCGCGCACGGCGACGTCTGGCGCTGGGTCAAGCCGTCGAGCTCGACACGCAACGAGGCATGGGACCTGTGGGTCTACTGCCTGTGGGCGGCACACGTTCTCGATCTGCCGAAGTACCGGGCGGCGCAGTGGGACCGCCTCGAGCAGCTGGTCGCACCGCGCCAGGGCGACCTGTTGTCGGCATCTGCGCCGATCGCGCCGCCGCCGCCTGGGGCTGCGCCAGTCGCGAAGCCCGCGGCAACCCCGCAACCCCGCCCACGCAGCTACGGCTCTGACGACTGGAACGCCCGGCTATGACCGAAACCGAAGACGTCTCGATTCAGGCGACCCTCGCGCGCATCCTGCGAGAGCGCATCGGGCTCAATGAGCGGTACTCCGCCCAGATCGCCGAGGACATCCTGCGCGGCCTGCAGGAGCATTTCGGGGGTGACGAGCTGTACATCCCGAAGCGCCTGCCGCGCGTGGTCCGAGACCGCGCGGTGCGCGAGGCGTTCACTGGCGCGAACCGCGAGGAGATCTGCAGGGCGTTTCGGATCAGTCGCGCCACCTTCTACGGGATCATCGGTCGGCGCGAATAGTCCAGTTTCTCCCCTAAAACCTGGACTCTGACGTCGCTACGCTCGCTGCATGAGCACAGCGACGGAAATGCGGGATGCCTATCTCGCGGCGGAACTCGCCCTTTTGAAGGGCAAAGAGGTCTCGTTCGGCGATCGGCGGTTGCGTCGCGAGGATCTGCCGGAGATCCGCGCTGGTCGCATCGAATGGGAGCACCGTGTGGCCTCCGAGCAGTCGGTCGCCGCCGGCATCTCGCCGCTGCGCGTATCCGTTGCGAGGATGGATTGAACGCCATCGACCGGATCCTGGCGTATTTCTCGCCCACAGCCGCGATGCGGCGCAGCCTCGTGCGTGCGTCCTACGAGGCTGCGCAGACGTCGCGCTCGCGCAAGTCGCGTCACCGCACCGAGTCGGTCAACGATGTCGTGCAGCGCGACAGTCCGAAGCTGCGAGCACATATCCGCTGGCTCGAGCAAAACCACGACTTGGCGCGCGGCGCGATCCGCGTGTTGGTGAACAACACCGTTGGACCATCCGGCATCGGTGTGGAGCCGCAGCCTCGTCGTGTCGACGGGACGATCGCCACCGAATACGCGAAGGCGCTGCGGGAGGCGTGGTTCGACTGGCAGCGTCACCCGGAAGTCACGGGGCGGTTCTCGTGGGCGAAGGCGCAGCGCATGCTCGCGCGTGCGTGGTTTCGCGACGGCGAGGCGTTTGCCCAGGAGCTGACGGGCCCGGTGCCGTTCCTGAACCACGGCACGCAGGTGCCGTATTCGCTCGAGCTGCTCGAAGCGGATATGTTCCCACTCGAGTTCAATGACACCGCGAAGGGCGTCCGGCAGTCGGTCGAGCGCGATGCGTGGGGTCGGCCGCGCGCGTTCTGGGCGTATCGGTCTGACCCGACCGATGGGTTGCGCCTGCCCACCGCCTCGGACCTCAAGCGCGTCCCGGCTGATCGTGTCATGCAGATCGCGACCTTTGATCGCATCGGCCAGGTCAGGGGCGTGTCCGAGTTCGCGTCCGTGCTCCTGCGTCTGGACGACATCAAGGATTACGAGGAGTCCGAACGCATTGCCGCGAAGATCGCGGCCAGGCTGACGGCGTTCGTGAAGAAAGGCAGTCCGGACATGTACGACCCGGAGCGTGACACGATCGAGCGCGACTCGTCTGGAAACATCCTGCCGCGCGAGATGCGCCTGGAAGCCGGCACGATCATCGACAGCCTCGGCATCGGCGAGGACATCGGCATGGTCGAGACCAATCGGCCAAACCCGAATCTTGTGACGTTTCGGCAGGGGCAATTGCGCGCGGTGGCCGCAGGTGTGGGCGCGTCGTACTCATCGATCTCGCGCGACTACAACGGTACGTATTCGGCGCAGCGGCAGGAACTGGTCGAGCAGTGGGTGCATTACGCGACGCTCACTGACGAGTTCACCGGCATGTTCGTGCGCCCGGTGTGGGAGTCGTTCGTCAAGGCCGCGGACGTCTCCGGCGTCGTGCCGATCCCCGCTGACGTCCCGTTGCAGCTCGCCGACGACGCGCTGTTCGTCGGCCAGTCGATGCCGTGGATCGATCCGGTGAAAGAGGCGACGGCCTGGGAGACGCTCACGCGTGCTGGCTTCGCCAGCGAGGTCGAGGTCATGCGCAAGCGTGGCGTAAACCCGCGCGATGTGCTCGAGCAGATCGCCGAATGGCGGCGCGAGGCCCGGGAACGCGGGCTCGTGTTCGACAGTGATGCTGCAACCCAGACGGCAGGCGCGCCAGCCGAATCGGTCAAAGAGGCAACAGAATGAATGTCCATACTGTGACCGAACCCCTGATCTACACCGCTCGCGGCAACCTGCCGATCGACTCGTTGCAGTACGAGACGCGCTGGGAAGACACGCCGGACTACATCAAGTTCGTCGAGGTCTACACGCTCGACGGCGAGGTCGTGCGCGAGTCGGCGCATGTGTACAGCAAGCGCGGGCTGCTCGCAGAGCCGGCCGCCAGCAACTTCTAGGAGCATGACATGGCGAATACCGCAGGCGTCACGGGCGCCGCAAAACAGGCCGCGCTCGGCGCGATCGTCGACGGCAAAACGCTCAAAGCGGCGCTCTACCTCGCTTCGGCGACGACCGGGCCGACTAATGCGGCGTACACCGCGACCGGCGAGCTGGCCGCGACCGGCAACTACTCGGCAGGCGGCGCGTCGGTGACGAACGCGAATACCGCTGGTCTGACCGGCACGACGGCGTACTGGACGCCGAGCGCGTCGATCGCGTGGACGAACCTGACCAGTTCGGGCGCGTTCGACGCGGTCATGATCTACTCGACGACGGACTCGAACCGCTCGATCAGCATGCACACGTTCGGCAGCCAGTCGGTGACGGCGGGAAACTTCAGCCTCACCATGCCAACCAACGACTCGTCGACCGGCCTGGTGCGGTTCGCGTGACGTCATGAAGTTCACCCGCAAGAGCTACGGTCGCCTGCTGCGGGCCGACGGCACGCAGGTATCGCAGCACACGGTCGCCGAAGAGGCGTACGAGCGAGCGGCGGTCAGCGGCGCGGGGACGTACACGTACATCCCGCCAATTGTGCAGATCGACGTGCCGGCGGCTCCTGCGCCTGCACCC